CCTCCGCCGCCCAGTACATCTGCACGCCGCCGAACACGGAGGCCGAGATGTCCGTCTCGTCCGCGCTGACCCAGCGCATGGAGTTGGCGGGGCTGGAGCAGGTGTAGCGGTCCAGCCGGTTCAGAAGCTGGCTGTGCTGTACCGCGCTCTCGATGATGGTCCCGGCAAAGTCCTCCTGAAGGGCGAAGCCGCCGTCCGCGCCGGCGCCCTCGTTGGCGCCCATTACGGCGTTGTTCACCTGGATCAGGCGCTTGTCCGCTGTATGGCTTTTTGCCACAGCCACGATGGCCTGGAGCTGGTCGCCCAGGCTGGCAAAGGGACGGGCGCCGTCCCGTTTGTCCCCGCCGTCCTTTCCGTCATGCAGGAGTCCGTCATAGCCGTCCAGCGGTTCCGCCCCCGCCCGGCTGGCCTCCAAGCTCCGCTCCAGGGCCTGGATGTTCTTGTTGATCGCTTCCATTTCGTCGGTGATGGGGTCCAGCTTCTCCAGCTCCCCCGCATCCACCAGGGCCTTGGACTGGTCTGCCAGGGCCTTTTTTTGGGCCCGCAGTTCCGTGATCTTCTCCATGAAGTCCATACTCTTACCTGCCTTTCAAAATCAATAGCTTGCAAGCGCCCGAATTTTTGCCAGTGCGCGTTTTGCCTGTTCCTTCCGCGCGGCGGCTCCCCGCTCCTCCGCCACATGGTCCTGATACTTCCGCCGCATGGCCGCCGTCAGGCGGATGCGGCCCCCGGCGGAGGCTACGAAGGCAGCGCCGTCCGCCTCCGGCTCCTCCAGCCCCGCTATTTCATCGATCAGGCCGTACTCCAGGGCTTGGGAGGGCGTGATCCAGATATCCTTGTCCATCAGCTCGATCAGCTCCTCCCTGGGCCGTGTGCCGCCCCGGGCCTCGTACATCTCCAGAATGCAGTCCCGGGCGTTCCGCAGCGCCTCGGCGAAGCGCTCCATCTCCCGGAAGTCTCCCTCCGTACCGCCGCTGGGATTGTGATAGCACAGCAGGGCCCCCGGCTCGCTCCGAATCACGCTGCAGGCCGAAACGGCCAGGGTCGCGGCCGAAGCGCCGAAGCCCTGAAACAGGGCGGAGGTCTTTCCTTTGTAGCGCCGGAGCATGGAGCGAATCTCCCCGCCCACCGACATGTCGCCGCCGGGGGAATTGACCAGCAGGGTCACCTCGTCGCCGCCGGCGGCTTCCAGCGCCGCCTGGATGTCCATGGGCGCGGTGATGTCCCGCCAGCCCCACCAGCGCAGCACGTCGGCGCTGTCGTTGTCCCACAGCTCGCCGCGCAGGGGAATGTCAACCATCGTTCTTGTCTCCTTTCAGCACGGACTCCAGCGAGCCCAGATTCTTGGCCGCCAGGAACTGTTTGCCCAGGCCGCCGGGGATGGGGTTGCGCTCCTCCAGGCTCCGGCACTCGTCCGGGCACAGCACGGAGTGCTGGATCATCTTCTCGTAGAATTCCGCCCTGGATTTGTCATCCCCCCGCATGAGGACCGACAGATTGCCCCTGAAGTACAGCCCATTCTGCCGCCTGGCGGCCAGCAGGCATTTGAAGGAGTTTTCCTGTTCCCACTGGACAACGTAGGGGGCCAGGGTGTCCTGGACGAACACCACCCTCTGCTGGGCGTTGCTCTCGTAGGATTCCTTCCCGCTTTGCAGCATGTGCTTGGGGATGCCGGTGAAACGGCTGATCTCCTCCACGCTGAACGCCCGGCTCTCGATATACTGGGCGTCCGACTGCTTCAGGCCGATGGGCGTGTACTTGTAGCCCCTGGACAGCACCGCCACCTTGAAGGCGTCGTCCCCGTAGGGATTGTAGTCGGCAAACTGCTCCCGGACCTTCTCCCGGTCCTCCCGGTTGAGGTCCGCGTCCACCTCCACAATGCCGGAGATCATGGCGCCGTTTTGGTAGAACTTCCGCCCATACTGCTGGGCCGCGCCTTCCGCACCGATGGTTTCCCTGGCCAGGGCCAGAAGCCCCCGGCCCCGGATACCGTCATAGCTCTCGAAGAACAGGAAGCTCAGCTCATACCCGGTGAAGGTCCTGGACACGCCGTCCAAGCTGTAGTCGTAGAAATACTGCCCGCTTTCAGGGTCCCGCCGGATGCGGCAGCACTCCGAGGGCAGGGGAAGGCGCTCCACGATGCGCCCGGCCCCGTCCCGCCGGTTCCACACCGCGCCGAAGCCGTGCCAGAAGGCGTTGGACATCACCGTCCGCCCCAGCATGTAGGGCGTCATATCGTCGTTGGGCCGGATTTTGAAGACCCGGTCCAGCTCAGGGTCGTGCTCTGGGATTCTGGCGTCGGCGTCCTTGCGGTAAAGGGAAAAGGGGATCATGCCGAAATCGTTGCACAGAATGCGGTGGGCCGCCGCCACCGGGCTCAGCTGTTCCGCTCCCCGGACGCCGGTGTCGTATTCCCCGCCGGAGAGGAAGATGTTCCGGAACCTGCGCTGCGCCTCCTCCCAGCTCAGGCTGGACCATGCCGCCGCCCTGGGCCGCCCTATGGAATTTCTCAGAAGCACCGTACCTCACCCCCTTCCCGCCTTGGCAATCAGGACGGAGAAGACGATCAAGCACCCGCCGCATACAGCTAGGCCGCCTGCCGCGCCCCAACGGAGCGCCGCCGCCGCGGTGAAGCACGCTCCTCCGGAGATCAGAAGCAGATCATCCAGATACTCCTCCAGCAGAGCCAGGAGCTTTCTCCGGCGCTCCGCCCGTTCCTCCGGGCTCTTGCCGTTCCATTTCCTCATAGGCTCCAATCCTCTCTCAGCTTCGTTTTATCGAAGGGATTCTGCGCTTTGTACACCAGCCATGTTGCCACGGCGATGATCCAGGCCACCGTGATATCGATGCGCCCGGTGCTCCGTTCCTTCATGGGCTTTATGTTCTCATTGCCGTCCACCGCGCAGCGGACGTTAGAAAAGCACCACCTGGCGCACGTGTTGTGGACATGAAGCATTTCACGCTTCCGAAGCAGCCGCTCCAGCTCCTTCATGGCCGGGCTCATGCCTACCATGGACTGCGAGATGGCGATCACCTCGATCCCCGCGTCCTGAAGCATGGGTGTCACCGTCGCGGAGAGGTGGGCATCCACGCCCAGCATCCGCAGCTCGTAGGTCTCCTTCGCCTCCAGCACCGCCTCGATCACGTCCCGGTAGTCCACCATGTCCCCGGCGCAGAGGGTCAGAAAGCCCGCCCGCTCCCAGTCCCGGAAGGGCATGTGGTCCCGCTGCTCCGCCTCCAGCACCGTCTGCCGGGGCTTCCAGGCCCGGAACAGCGCCACCGCCGTCTCAAGCCCCGGCTGGGGCGGGAACACCAGGACAAAGGCCGTCAGGTCCGTGGTCTTGGACAGGTCCAGCCCGCCGAAGCAGCGTTTCCCCGTCAGATGCTCCCGGACCCAACGCTCCCGCTCCGCCTTGGCGGAGGGCCCGATCTGGGTCTTGTCATAGAGCGTCACAGGGAGCCACCCCACGTCCTTGACAGAGATCCACTCGTTGAGCCGCAGCCAGCGGAAGGTCCGCTCCTCCGCCTCGCTCTGCTTCGCCGTCCGGGCCGCCGCCCGGAACTTCCGGGCGTTCATCGTCACGCCGTAGGAGGGATTGCAGGCTTTCCAGAGGGCCTCGTCATAGATGTCCAGCTCCGCCAGCTTGTCCGGGTCGTCTCCGGTCAGCACGGACACGCCGTACATCACGGGCAGCCACTCCGGGTCGTCGGTATCCTGGGGCCGCTCCGGTTTTCCCTGCCGCCAGGCCAGAATCCTCCGGCATTTCTCATGAACCGCCCAGCCGACGCTTGCCCGGTCCGGGTCGTCGCCGGCGGTGGTCAGCACCAGCACCGTCTGCTGGCGGCGGGCGGCATCGGAGCCGGCGGTCAGCACGTCCCAGCGGGCTTTGCCCGCCCGGCCTTTCCAGGCGTGGAGCTCATCGCAGAGGATGGCGGAGAAAGACGGCCCGTGCTTGTTGTCCACGTCCCCGGAGTAGACCTTCATGATCCCGCCGAACCGGGTCCTGATTTCCCGCACGCTGTCCCGGCACCAGGCCAGGGGCTTGTGGGCGGGCTCCGAGAGGGCGGTGTGCTCCACCATGTACTTGGCGCACTGGTAGATGATGTCCGCGTTCTGCTTGTCTACGGCGAAAATACCCACGTTGGGCCGCGCCTCCCCGTCCGCCAGAAGATGGTACAGGCCCAGGCCCGCGGCAAATTCGCTCTTGCCGTTCTTCTTCGGAATCTCGTTGTACAGAAAGCGCCGGTACCGCACCCAGGTTCCGTCGTCGTCTTTGACCTGGACGCCGTAGAACTCCCGGATGATCTGTTCCTGCCAGGGAAGGAGCCGGAAGGGCCTGCCCGCCCACTCGTTCTGGCCGAACACCAGCAGGCCGAAGAACCGGAAGACCCGCTCCGCCGCCTCGGCGCTGTACCGCAGCTCCGCGCCGTCCTCCGGGGCGGGAACCTGGACGCCCGGGCCGGGACAAAAATCCGGCCCCAGCTGGATCATCTCAGGCATAACGCCCGCCGCCCCCCTGGATCAGCTGGAGGAAGGGGTTGTCATCCTCCTTCGTCTTGGCGCTCTCCGGCAATACCAGGCGGCAGCGGGAACTCACAGTCAGACCTAAGTCATTGGCACACCCCCGGGCCTGCTTGAAGCAGCGCTCCTGGATGCGGCCCCAGTCCTCCGCCGTTTCCTGGTCCCGTTCCCGCAAAGCGGCCTCCGCTTCTCCCGCGGCGATGGCCCACTGGTGCTGGGCCACCAGGTAACGGCCCAGGGCGTCCGCGTCCAGGTCCGTGTACAATCCCGCGGCGATCAGCCCCTTGCCCAGGGCCCGGAAGTCCTTTCTCAGCTCCTCCGGCAGCCACTTAGGCGGCTTCGCCGTCCTGGCGGTCTCCACCCGGGCCTCCCGGCTCCGGCGCTCCGCCTCCTCGGCGCGGCTCAAGTGCTTGCGGCCCGCGGCCTTCAGCAGGTCCGTGGGTTGTCTTGGTCCCGGCATATTTTCAACTCCTTTTAATGGGATTCTTCGAGAAATCCGTCAAATTCATAACCCGATGGGGAGAAAATCTCTCACGGAGGGGGCCTCGCGGTATTGCGACAGTTAGTGCAAACTTTTTTACTGCGCGGGAGGGCTTGCAAGGATTCGCGCGTCCCAGGCGCGCGGGACGCCCGTGCGCCCAAAGCCGGCGGACCTTCCGCCCTCAGCGGCGCTGTTTTTTTCTCGTGTTTTGCCACAGCTCCCGCGCCGTTTTGCGGCTGTGGCAGGAATGGCAGAGGCTCTCCAGGTTGTCCGGGTCCGTGAACAGCGCCCAGTCCCCCTTGTGGTCCCGGATGTGGTCCACGTCCGTGGCCGGGACTCGGAGGCCCCGCCCGGCGCAGACCCGGCAGAAGGGCTGGCGCAGGAGCTGGGCGGCCCGGAGCCGCTTCCAATCGCCGGTCTGGTACATCCAGCGCCAGGTCTTGGCCTCTTCGCTTCGATCCGTCCGCGGGGGCTGGTGGGCGGCGCAGTACCCGCCGGGAACCAGAACGCCGCAGCCGGGATGCCGGCAGGGCCGGAGCGGTTTCATTGCCATGGGCTGTCACCTCCATGCAAAACAAAAACCGGCACCGACGTCTCCCCCAACGGGAGTCATCGGCACCGGCTAATCAAGTAGCACTGGCCATCCTCGATATCTACGAGGCTGATTGCTTTGCAGGAACGGCACCAGAGGGACAGGTTCTTGGCCCAAGTATTTTTGCTCACCGCCTGGTGTGTTTTTTGCCCGCAAGCTGGACAGACAATCAATCCATCCTTTACGGTTAGTTTAGCAGATTTCACTTCGCTTTGCAATGCCTTCGCCTCCTGTTTTTTGCCGTTGGTGAATTAACGCACTATATTACAAGTATATTGATTCTTTAATTTAAAATAAAAACGCCGTTTTATCGCCGCGCTTTGATATACCACGCGTAGCGGTACGCTCCGAAGGCGTTGGCTGTGTGATACTGTCCCCGGCTCAGGGCGTCCTTTGGAATGCGTATGGAACCGCTCTTGGCCTCAAAGCACTCAGGTTTTGGCAAATCCTGGTTTAAAGACCGGCTCCACCGGCACACCCGTTTCCCGATGGGGATCGTTACGCCGTCCGTGGATTCCTTGAGCATATATTTGGCCGTCCTGCGGTAGCTGTCTCCCGGCCCTCTCAGGAGCGGCTCGTCATCCACCCACCCCCGCCCCCAGAGATACCGGAGCTCCGCCGGGGAAAAGTCGCCGTCCCGGACCACAAGGTGAAGGTGGTAGCGGTGATCTCCGTGCTTGCCCTCGATGACGTAAACATAGTCGAAGGACCGGCCCAGCCATTGCCGGAGTTTGCGCAGGAAGGACCGCCAGACGTTTTCCGTTTCGTGGAAAGACGCCGGGAGGTGGGCGTCGTCGAAGGTCAGCGTGTAAAAGCTGCCCTCGAAGCCGAACAGCGCCAGCCGCAGTTCCAGCCGGTCCACCCGGTTCCGGCAGACGGAAGAATCCCTGGGCGGGCGGAGGACCCTGTTCTTCTCCGAGCGCTCGTAGGGGCTGTCATGGGCGCTGAGCCGGGGCCGCAGGGCGCGGCACTCCTTGACCAGCGGGCCCGCCCTCTGCCGGACGCAGTACCACGTCGGAAGAAATTCCGCTCTGCTGCGTCCCCGCTTATCAGCGAGGACTCCGTCCGCTCCATTCCTTCCTCCTTCCCCCACCGGAATCGCTCCGCTGGATTCCGGCGGGGACCCCGTAAGGCCGCTCATCGCTTCCCCCTGTCTTCCAGCTTGCAGCGGGAGGGATCGTTCAGGCAGGGATTTACGCACTGCCGCTTCAAGGGGCAGTCCGCGCAGCAGAAGAGGCCGTCCCGGATATTGCAGCGGAATCGGGAACAGAAACGCTGCTTTCGCTTTTTAACCATTCCCTGCCGCCTTTCTCATGCCGCTCAGCAGCCGCCCGGCGTACTCATAGGCCCGCGCCGCGCCCTCCAGGTCCGGGGCCCGCAGGGCGAAGGCGCAGCCGTTCAGTTCCACGGACAGCTCT